TGGTGAAGCAATCGGATTCGAGGCAGTTGATGCCCTGATTGAAGAGCAAGGATGCGTATCTTACGTCGAAAATTGTGACGAACGCTATCAGGGTTGCTATCAATCTACCGCTGACTTTGCAGAGGAATTTTACACTAACACCATGTGTTTAGATATTCCTGCCGCTATTGTTGTTGATTGGGAAGCAACTTGGGACAGTGCTTTGTATTACGATTTCACAGCATGTAACGATGGTTCTACATACTGCCCCGTTCATATCTTTGCTGATAACTAAAGAGAAAAACCACTTGCCTAAGTGGCACAGGGGCGACCGCGAAGCGCCCCTGCCTGTGCCTATAATGGTTTCAACAACAAACAAAGCAATGAACGGATTCGCCAACTACGAAACCTGGAATGCCGCCCTCTGGGTTGGTAACGATGAATTTCTTTACAACACCGCTAAGGCGTGTGTAGAGTTCGCTGAGGGTGAGACCCCTTGGGATAAGTTCGTGCGCTGCATGACTGACGGCATGATCGGACGCCATCTGGTCACCACGGGCGATGGGGTGCGTTGGGATGATCCTGCCATCGATGCAGACGAGATGAACGCCATGATGGGCGATCTCTGAACTGTCCACCATCGCCCCCAAAGCGTCCCCCCTTGTGTCTATAATGGTTTCAACAACAAACAAAGCAATGAACCTCTACATCATCAACAACGTGCTCTGTGATTACACCCCCGGAATGTGTGTAATCGCTGCTGAATCTATGGCACAGTGTCGTGAATTTTTCATCGATCAATTTTTCAATGCTGAAGATTTTGATCATGAAGATACCGAGTTCACTGTTATCGAAGGTGTGAATCATCCTGCCGGTGTTGTATCCTATGTTTACGGTGGTGGGTGACACTAACTCACACCACCTGCCTAACTGGCACAGAGGCGACCCCAGACCGCCCCCGCCTGTGCCTATAATGACTTCAGTTCAAACAAAGCAAATGACCAACCCTAAGATCGACCTCGCCGCAATCCTGGCAGACTATACCACCCGCTACAATCAGATGCAGGCACGATCCGCCGCTAATCGCAAGGCATTTGCTGAGGGTCGCCCCTTCCCATTTCCTGCCCCTGAGGTACAGTCTGGCACCTGGAACATTTCAGACCGCGACTGACACTAACCCTAGCACACTTTTCTCACTTCGTTATGTATCACGTCTGCTCCTCACTTATCACCAAGCGCATTCAATTTGTGCATCATGAGATGAACATTGCACTGCCTGCTTATGTACAAGCAGCGGCAGAACGTAAGTCTGTCAATGGTTACGAAGGGCACGTTAATCCTGACCGCAATCGTTACACTCACGCACCTGGTGCTAAGCGTATTGTTTCTGCTGATATTGTATGACAACGAAACAACTATTCAAACTTGCTAAGTTGCAAGGTTGGACTAAAAAACGTAACGGTGGATCACACTATGTCTTCACAAAACATGAGCACAGCATCACAATCCCCTATCACGTTAAAAATGATTTCACAGGCAAACTCATCGCAAAACAACTACAGCGAGTTTAAGATTATCAAACTTAAAGCACAGAAACCTCGCAAGGCACAGTTACACTTTACGAAGGGTCACTAATTAACACTGAGGGGCAGTTAATTTGCCCCTTATTTGTTATATTGGCGCGGCCGGGCGAACCGGGTCCCATCTAGCACTTTCTAACCTACAAAAGTATCCAAACGAGCAATAAATATTATCGAGAATAAAAAAAAATTCGCCCAGAAAAATTTGCCGTGAAAAGTTAAATGGCTACATTAATCAATAGTGGGGTTACTACTGGATCACCATATACTGTAGAGACATTAGAAAGATTAGCAAAGGAGAGTGAATTAAGTGCTGCTTTATTAATTCCTCGCGGGCAATTTGAGTTAAAGCCATTTTTAAGCGTCGAAGTACCACAAATCATCAAGGATATACGAGATTTAGTAGGTTCATTAGAGGAAGACAATCCAGAATATATTTCGCCGTATGATTTGTTTACGATAGATGTAACTGCAATCCCGTCTTTTCTTTATGAAAAGATACTGGATATGAATATTACAGGTCCATTTGCTTGTTTTTTGGAGGATCCTCTACCAGAGATTACAGATATTGGTAGTACCACTCGTTCATTTGAGACAGCATTACGAATTGGTGTAAGTCCATGGTGGGCCCCCAATCCAAGTTTAAGTAATCTAGGTCCTGGGCCATTTTTCGAACCGTATATAACTTGTGAGGAACTTAACGATGCAAATCCACCGATACTAATACCGGATGTATCTTGGTCACCAGAAGGAGGTACTGGTAGAGGTTATACGACGTTTACTAAGAGTATATCGGGATATTATACTGAAAGGAACTGGACTGATAGGGAATGGGTTTTAAAGCATCGTGATGTGTATGCGAGATATAATATTAATGGTAGATTTACGATGCCAGGCAATAAGGTAAAAATGCCATTATACCGAGAGAATATAAAAGATTTTGGTGCAAGTGGTATTACCCCTTTCACCTTTTTTTCACAGAATATGTTAACTGCCGGGTGCATTGAGGAAATAATGCTACCATATCTTCGTTGTGCCGAGCAGATCGTTCAATGGAAAGCGAGTGAAATCAAAAAGATGAGATTTTACTATCTTTGTGTGATAGATAGTGTTATATATTTACCATATTTTCCACCATTTACATCAAATCCACCACCTATTTTATTAAAGACTCCTATTATATGTCATATGACAGTAGATTCACAAAATGATATTTTAGCGGTATTAAAGTTATTATGTGCGAATGAATTAATAGGTCATGGTAATTGCGATCCTGAAGTTTATGAAGATTTAAATCAAGTACCTGATCGATCAACAGGTGGTGATGACTTAGAGAGTGAGTGTTTCCGTATTAATCAAGATTTCAATGCAGGAATTAGTACACTCACATCTACATTTGGAAATGTTATTGGTGATGTTATAGGTGATTCAAGTTATGAGTATGATCCAGATAGTACACCATTTATTAGTGATGATTCAAGTTACGAACCGGAGCCTCTAGAATGACACTTTTTGCTGCACTTGCCACACCTTCTGATGTAACTACAGGGCATGGATGTTGGGCTCCAGTTGGATATTTACCACCTGGTCCAGTAGCGTTTGCTTCTGGTTCATCAAGTAATGTTATTATCAATGGACTTTTTACTCATCGTGTAGGTGATTTAACACTACCACATTTTTGTAGTCCAGTTGATATACATCCGGATGTAATTATTAATGGTGAACCTACTGTACTTGTAAATGGTTCACCAGTTGCGATATTAGGATTATCGATATTAGCACCTGCTGGGATGGTAGCAGGGCAGGCAGCAACTACAGTACATATTAAATCTGGTGCTAGAACTTCACCTAGTAGGTTATAAATATTTTTTTTATAATTAATTATGGAAGAACATAAGATCACTTATAAAACAAAAGATGGTACATTAAAAGAGCAAAGATTTGATGATTTTAATGAATTTGCCGATGCAATTGAAAGTGTCGCTGGAGATTTTTATAAGACTGGTATGATGCCACCAATGGAGATTGAAACAAATTATGGAACAAAACGAACAGAAAGTGTATCAGGAAATGGTCGCACGGCTGAATTCCTTGGAGAAACGGATAGCGCAGGTAGAGGAGAAACAGAGTCAATTTAAATTGATGTATAAACGTCCAGGAAGCAGCGAGTATGAAACCTTGGCACAGACACTTGATTATCTGCACAAGGCACTTGACAGACGCTCCTAGGGGTGTTAGAATGACAAAGTAAACCAAGAGGTATTATGGCGAGAGCAAAAGTTGGATTGATGGGCGACAAGATGATTGAGTCTACTCCCAAGAAAACACGACAGGGTATGGGAAAACATACGAAGTATGCTGCCACTTCTCGTAACGGTAAGCGTAAGCGTTATCGTGGACAGGGGCGATAAATACTTCTGAGATAGAAACCTCTCTAAAAGTTCTACATATGTAGTCCTTTAGAGGGGTTTTTTCATGGCTAATAGTCCAGTAGATAAAAGTGAAGAGTTCATCAAGTCTGGTATGACATTGATTACCGATCAAGCATCGGACAAGTATTTGAATGCCGCAAAGCGAAATAATCCTCCTGCAGATAGAATGTCTAGGCATTGTGGTGGTAAAAATGGGTTTGATGATTATGTCGAAAGGTGGCATAAATAATAAAGAACTCATAATCTATTCTTGTGCCTACGTTTCAGACATTTAAAGATCTGAGTATTTCTTTTAAACCACACCCTATAACTGGTGATGTGTTAACAAAGAAAGATACGGCAGCAATTAAACAAGCTGTTGCTAATTTGTTGTATACAGTCGAGGGTGAAAGATTATTTGATCCAGATTCAGGCACAAGATTAAATAGTTTATTATTTGAACCTCTTTCTAGTTCTACTGCAGGTTTAATTTCACAAGAAATTAGACAAGTTTTAGGTAGATACGAACCTAGAATAGCAATTGATAAAATTGAAGTTGTTGCTGATTTCGCAGCAAATGCATTTGATGTTCGTTTAGACTTCTATGTAATTGGTAGAAACGATGAACCTTTGAATTTAAACCTGTTGTTAGAGAGACCATAAAGTGCCATATTCTCAGATTGCTAACTTAGACTACTTAGAAATTAAAGAAAGTCTCAAGACATATTTGAGATCTCAGTCGGAATTTACTGACTATGATTTTGAAGGATCTGCATTAAGCAATATTCTTGATGTATTGGCGTATAATACTTATTATACAGCGTTTAATACAAACTTAGTAGCAAATGAGTTTTTCATCGATTCTGCTACATTAAGAGACAATGTAATTAGAATTGCCAAACAGTTAGGTTATAGACCTAGATCAAGAGTTGCTCCAAAATCTACAATTAATTTTACTGCAACTATCACATCAAATAATCCACCAGCAAGCTATACTCTACGAAAAGGCACTGGATTTTTAAGTAATTTTGATGATACGGTTTACAAGTATGTTGTTATTGATGATGTAACTGTACCTGTAACAAATGGTGTAGCAACTTTTGAGGATGTTGAAATCTCAGAAGGAACTCTAATAAAGCAATATTTTACCTTTGATTCTAGTACAGATAATAGATTTGTTTTATCTAATATTGGTATCGACAGTTCGAGCATTAGAGTTGTTGTATATCAAAATCAAAATTCATCATCAAAGTTTGAATTTAAGAGTACACAAAATATATTAGAAATAGATTCACAATCTAAAGTATATTTTATTGAAGAAATTGATGATGAAAATTATCAAATTATATTTGGAGATGGTGTATTTGGTGCAGCACTAGATACAGGAAATTATATTGAAGTTTCATACTTAATTACGGCAGGTCCAGAATCTAATGGAGTTTCTTCATTTAGATTTAATGGTATATTATCCGATGACGACAACAATACATATAGCACTACTGTAGTTGTATCGGATGCTTCAATATCAGATGGTGGTGCTGAGATTGAGAGCACAGATAGTATTAAATTTATTGCACCAAAATATTTTGGAACACAAAATCGAGCAGTAACTGCTGAAGATTTTAAACCAATTATATCAAAAATTTATCCAAACGTATCTGATATTATTGTATATGGTGGAGAAGAAGAACAACCACCTGAATATGGCGTAGTTAAACTAGTAATTAAACCAAAAAATTCTGCAAAATTAACTTCACAAAGAAAAAGAGAAATTGAATCTGAATTAGAACAATATATGGTAGGATCAGTAACTCCAAAAATTATTGATCCATCTATTTTGTATGTTGAAGTAAATTCAACCGTATTTTACAATAGATTAGAAACAAATTTAACATCTAAAGATATAACCACAAAAGTAATAAATTCATTAGAGTCTTATGTTAAATTATCAGAAACTGAGAAATTTTCTGGTAAATTAAGATACAGCAAAGTGAATGGTGTTATTGATGCTGCAGATGATTCAATTCAGTCTAATGAGACTAGTTTTGTAATGAGAAAAGATATTCAACCAATACTTAATACAACCACATATTACGAAGTATGTTATCAAAATGAATTTGATAAGGAGTGTAATGGACCTACAGTTTCTTCTACAGGATTTGTGGTAAGTGAATATCCAAGATTTACAGTCTACATCAAAGATGTGGATGGCATAATGGTCCTATATAGGATAGGTAGTTCTGGTGATGATATTATACTAAAACCTAATGTTGGAACAGTTGATTATGTAGCAGGTGAAGTAAAATTATATGATCTCACAATCATTCGTGGAACATTATCAAATAATATTATACAACTTAGAACTATACCACTGAAGCGTGATGTATTTGCTTTTAGAGAGCAATACCTAGATGTTGATATTAACAACAGTAAAATTTTTGCACAAGCAGAATAAGTAAATGACGGTAAAGGTATCCAGTTTAATTGAAAGGCAATTACCGGAGTTTATCTCCACTCATTATGCTGCCTTTTCAAATTTTCTCGAAAAATATTACGAAAGTTTAGAAATACAGGGTCAACCTTTAGATATCTTATCTAATATAAGTTCGTACTACGACATTAATTTTTACACAAAAAATATTCTTAGTGAAGATACAACTCTTGCATCTTCATTATCATCTACCGACACAGAAATTGAATTAGTTGATGGATCTGCTTTTCCTCAACAATACGGGTATGTAAAAATAGATGACGAAATTTGTTTTTATTCTAACAAAAATGGCAACGTCCTTGAAGGTGTTCTTAGAGGAGTAAGCGGAAATACTACTTTAGGTGACCTGTATAATAATACAAAATATGTTGCTACTACAACTGCTACTCATGCTTCTGGTGCCGTTGTACAAAATATAAGCAATTTATTCTTATTTGCTATATTAAAAAGTTTTGAGTCTCAATATCTAGCATCAATCCCAACCAAATATCTAAAAAAATCTGTAGATAAACGAACTTTAATTAAAAATATTACAGATTTTTATAAAGCAAAAGGATCTGAGAAATCAATTAAATTTGTCTTCAACACTTTAGTATCAGAAGATCCAAAAAATGAGGATGTGTCTATTAGAAGACCATCTAAGCAAACTACAAAAGCATCAGAGTCTGATTGGATTTCCAGTTTTGATATTATCATTGATTTAATCTCTGGTGATCCACGTTCACTGATTGGAAAAGAAATTGTACAGCAATCTCCTTTTGCATCTTTTGTAGTTGAAGATGTAAAAACTCTTCCCGGTAATGTAACCAAGTTAATTGTTGATAGAAGTTCAGTTGTCGGAAATTTTGCATATTATGGACTTACTGAAACTCGTTCAGAAATACAATCAACAGATACTTCTAATTTTACACTCGAAGTAGTTTCTACCAGGTCTTGGAAATTAGAGGATAATAAAGTATATGTCGGAAATGAAGAATTAGTTATTGACGATAGAAATGTAAATCAGTTTAAAATTTCATCCAGAACTGGAACTTCATCTTATCCAGTTGGAACTAAAATTTACAATAAAAATCCATATAATATTGATTCAGTTAAATTTCATGTAAGTGCGGTAATATATCAGTTATTACCAACTAACAAGCAACCTTATTCATCTGTTGGTGATAAAATTCTAGAATCTCCTTCAGCAAAGTCTAGCGTAGACACTGTAGTATATTCCGATCTAACTGGTGATTATAGATGGATTTCTAATCAAAACCGTCAAAGACCTACTGCACCATCACTTCCATTACTGCAGTCACAGTTAGACACTACAAATGCAGATGTTTCTGCTATATTTGAAGACGAGACATATTTTTATATTTGTTCATCTGGTTATCCATCAACAAATATACTAGATGGGACTACAGCAACTGGCAGTTTAGAAGATAATAAGTACTTAAAATTAATTAGAAAATCTCCAATATCAAATACTGAAATCTATAAAACTGATTTTTACGATGTTGGAGTTCTTCTTGATGGGACACTAGCATATGGTACTAAGAGTGATTCTTTTGTAAGATACGGTCCTATACAAACTGTAACTATCACAAATAAAGGATCTGGATATGTTAATCCACCAGTTGTGTTAGTTAATGGTTCATCAGCAAAAGCAATATCTAGATTAGCAGGAAATGTTGTTGGTGAGATAGAAATTCTTACGACTCAGACTTATCAAAGAACGCCAAGTATAGTAATTACATCTGGTAGAGGAGGTAAGGTACGTCCCATCATAACACAAGGCAAATTAACCAGTCTAGTAATCGAAGATGCTGGTGAGTATTATGTTTCACCTCCAACTATACAATTTACAGATTTTTCAGGAAAAGGAAAATTTGCTGAAGTTGAAACTTTAATTTCTAGCAATGGAAGAATAATTGGATTTAATATTACAAACTCAGGTTTTAACTATAGTGCCACTGATACGATAGCAACTGTTGTTCCTGTAGGTAAAGATGCTGCAGCAACCGTAGAAATTAGAAAATGGTATAAGAACAGATACACAGAAACCACATCAGCAGAAATCGATCCTAATGGTGGTGCTTTACTAAACAAAAAATTTAGTTCTAACTTGACTTATGGTATTTTATCAAATCCAAGAAGACTTAGAAATAAACTAGGAGACAATATAAATTCTCTATTAAATGAGAATCCATCAGGTCACTCTAAGATTCTAGGATTTGCTTATGATGGAAATCCTATCTATGGACCATATGGATACGAGGATCCCTTAGATTCGCAGTCTTCTGTGGTGAGATTAAAAACTGGATATGCAATCAATACCTCTAGAAGCAATGGACCTAGTACCTCTATATACCCTCTAGGATCTTTTGTAGACGATTATACATGGTCTCCTACTGTAGATAGTGGTAAGGAGAGATTAGACCGCAACAACGGCAGATACTGCGTCACTCCGGAGTACCCTGATGGCACCTATGCATATTTTGTAACCGTATCTGCTGCTGGAGAACCTCAATATCCATACATAATTGGTGAGAATTATTATGGAGTTCCTGTTGATTCAAATTATAATTCAGAAATTTCACAAACAGAAATTCCAAGATCTTCTAAATTTATAAACTTTAGTGAATTTCTTGATAACGGGAAAGATTTTTCTGCAACAGTATCGTCAATAAAATCAGGAACTATTACATCTATATTAGTAGATTCAGCACAGACAAATCACAACCCAGGAAATAAAGTATTTTTAGATTTAAATGGAACGCAAGGACAAGATGTAAAATCTGAGGTTGCTTCAGTTTTTGGTGCTGATGTTGATTATTTGAGATCTAAAAAAAGTGCTGGTATTTTTACAGCAGCATCTGAAGTGTATTTGTTTGATGAATTTAAATTAAGACAACAAAATACTGGATATGAGTCTAATATTGTTGGTGATGTTAGATTTGGTACAACTATTGCGTTAGAAAATATTCAAACTCAATTTTCTGATACGGACTTGTTTGATTTAGTAGACCCCAACACAAATGCTGTAGTCCAAGTTTTAAACGTTGTACTAGATGATAACGCAAGTTTTACAGCAAACTCCCAAATAATCTTAACAAATGGGCAACCTGGAAATGAAGTTGCTGTCGGTACTATTCTTGAAACAACTATACGTCAAAATATAGTAAGAATAAAGGTAAATAGTGGAGATTTTGATTTAGGTATTACCGATCCATCTTTATTCTTAAGAAGTTCGAATTTAAGTGATTCTACCGGTGTTGGTATATTTTCCACAAGGTCTCTTAGTAAAAATATAGAAATTGCAATTTTTGACTACAATTTGGCAATTGCTAAAACAAATTCAAATCACAATTTATCTGTTGGAGATTTTGTTAATATTTCTGTAAATCCCGATGATGTATTAACAGAAAAAACTTATTATGTGAGGAAACGACTATTCCAAGAAGTTAAGTTAATTAATCAAACTTTATCTGCACGTTTATTTGATACCGGCATTGGCAAACTTACTTTACTTAATGGAGGACTGTTTAGGTCAACAGGAACTTTTAATACCACATTAGGTAATGCAACTGTAGAAGTAGTAATTTCAGAATTTGATAATTTTAACAAACCATCTTTTGTTATTACAAATCCAGGAACGGGTTATACCGCAGGACAACGAGTAAAAACTCAAGCATCTGCAGGAAGCACAGGAGAGGGACTATTCATTAATATTGACGAAGTTGATATAAATGGTGCTATTCAATCTGTAAGTTTATCTGAACTTGGTCTTGGATATCAACAGAATGAAGTATTGGAAGTGGTACAAACTGGTGGTGCTAATGCTAGTATTCAAGTATCATTTGAAGTTTATAATTCAATTTCTGATGTAACTATATTAGATAAAGGTTCTGATTTTGCAGAGGGTAAAATTTTATTTTTTGATGCTGATTTAGTAACAGATCCTCAAAATCCATCCGAGTTAGTATTTTTAACAGACTTTGGTGTCTATATGGAACCAGAGTTTGTATTCACTGCTAGGGTAGATCACTCTGGACTATCTAAAGAAAATACCGTATTGCAAGTTAATAATGTAGAAAATGTATCTCAGGATGACTTGCTATTGATTGATGATGAAATTGTAAAAGTTATTAGTGTAGATTATACTGAAGAATTAATAACTGTAGAGAGAGGTCAAGAGGGAACAAAAATAGTAGAGCATTATAATGGAGCTAAAATTTCATTCTACAATTTTGAATATAGATTCATTCCTGGTCAATTTATAGATCAAATTGGAAACGATCCAATTTTAAACCCTAGAGTATTTTCTTATGATAAAGAAACACAAATTTTAACTCTTGCTTGGGACAATACTGGTGCTCTACCTTTACCATCTCCATCAACAACAGAGAGTCTAGGAGAAACTAGTCTTATCAAGGATCAAAGCACAGAATCTAAAGAAGTAATATTAGATACTGTTAGTGATAAAATATTTAAATTAGAGTTTGCTGAAGATGCGCCAACAAATGAATTTTTGGTAAATCCAAATATCAATATTCAAAATCTATATCGCTATGTGTTCTCAACAGAGCATGTTAGCATGACAGGAACGTTTCTTGATTTCTCCCCAAGTACAAATTACAATTTAATTACTTTAGAAAAAACTGTTTCTGATTTTACTCCAGGAACTGCGGGAGCGTTTGTGGCGTTAAAGTTTGGTTTCGGTCCTGCATTAGAAACGAATTCTTACACAGAAACTGTTACTAATAATTTTTCGTTCTATTACTATTTTATTGTTGCTGGTGGAGTAGATACTAATGGATCTAGACTTTCAATAACAAATGATCCCCTATCAGGAGAAAAAAATCTTAGATTTGTTACAAATAACAAATTTTTATATTCAGTAAATACAGAACCACAAGAAAATGGAACTGGTGATATTGTATACACAACTACCAGTAATAATGCAACAGGACTTCTGAATACTATTTCGGTTACAAATTCAGGTTTTGGTTTTGTTGACGTTCCTGTTGTACAGGGTATTGAGTGTCCTACATTTAGGGAAGCTACAGCAACAGCAAATGTTGATAACGGATCAATAACATCTTTTAATATTACTAGTGTTGGTTCTGACTATATTAATCCTGTTGTTATTGTAGAAGGTGGAGAAAAGAAAGGTATATTTAAACCAACAGTATTGAATGGAACAGTTATTTCAATTCTTGTATTGTCTTCCGGTTCTGGATATGCAAATAATCCTGTTGTTAAAATTATAGAAGGAAGTAATAATCTATATGCTTCTTCTAATAATATAGGAATTCCTGAATCTATTACAATAAGCAATCCTGGTGTACTATATTCTTCAGATTTATCTACTGTACCATCTTACACCTCAACGTATACTGTTCTTGTATCTGGAATAGTAGGGGATGAGTTTGCGAATGGAAGTACGGTATCTCAGTTTGATTCCAATGGTAATTTAACTTTTAGAGCTATAGTAAGTCAATACAAACAAGGAACTAATTTAGTAAAGTTAACTAATCTTTTTGGCGAAATATCTAAAAAATATCCTCTTAATGGAACAACTATATTATCAATTTTATACACAAATTATAAACCCGAATTAAAATCATTCTATGATAAGAACGGTAGGTACGCTTCCAGAAAAGGTATTTTAAATGATTCAAATTCTAAGATAACAGATTCATACTATTACCAAGACTATTCTTATGTAATTAGATCCAAAACGCCAATTGATCTTTGGAGAGAACTAATTAAGGACGTAGTTCACCCAGCAGGATTTGAATTATTTGGTGAAGTTCTAATTGAAGCAAAACCTGCTAAAATTATAACCAGTGAATCTCAACAATCAACACCTGTTGCAATATTTGTTAATGCTGGTGTAAAAGAAGCATTTACCTTAACAAGCAGTATACTATTAACTGAACGAATTGTATCTTGCGGTAATACAAATTATCAGGATGGTACTGGAAGAGTTGCACTCTTAGGAAGTGGAGCTGGCGCAACAGATTATGCTGACGATGTATATTTGGTTCCAGAATTTAATGGATTTATTGATAATATTACTAATCAACGAAGAGGAACTAAAACATTCACTATATACGACAAAAAAACTGATTTGCCCGTTTCTCCTTATGACGAGACTGCATTTGTCTTTTCATTAAACAATGTTATTCAAGAACCAAAAGTTGCCTATACTGTAAGTGGTTCTACGATTACTTTTAGTGAAGCACCCTTAGGACCAAGAGAATCTGAAGGTCAAGCATTGGTTGCAGATTCCTTTATTGGAAAAGTATTTAACTATGTTGAAGATTCAGACAGCGAAAAATATTTTACTAAGGTTAGAAATATTTTTCAACGTGGTGGCATCTGGTTAGACGCTGCCAATCAAATTCACTTTAATAGAGAATTTATAATCGAAGAAACTTTTGGATATATCACTAATAAGTATCCTTCAACTATTTTTGACACATCTAAGTGCAAAAGAGACATAGGTCTTATCGTTGATGCTTATGAGCACGACTTAAGATTTGGTGGTAATTCCAAAACTATCCTATCAGGGGAATCTTACTTTAATGCTGCAAACGAATTAAATTTTGTTAATAATGAATTAGAAGAAACTAGAGAAGCATATTTTTATGCTGCTAAACTTTGTGCTGCAGCAATTAGAAATTGGGATGTGGCGTTTATTGATGATCCCAATACACTAGCTCCAGAATTTGAAGTTATCGTTTCTGCATCTAGCGATTTAATTACTGTACCATCAACTTTTGGATTAGTTGAGGGAATGTATCTAAGTTCCGGTAATCAATTCCCAATGGATACCAGAATTATAGAAATTGTTGACGAAACTAATATTCGTGTAAGTAATAACTCATTTGCAGATATCACTGAAAATGGATCTATAATTTTTGAAATTCCTGCCGGTGAAGTTATACTTCCACCTGGAGGAAGTACAGAAATTGAATTTGAATATAATGGAGTTAATATTTTAACTGACGCATCATTAATTATTAATAATGGAATTACGGTAATTGTTGAAAGTGCTGTTGCCAGATTAAGACAAGTTAGATTTTCTTTAAGTAGAATTAATACTGGTACTTTTGTAGATGCTGCAAATCTAATTAAAGTTAACAGAAGTTATATTATTGACGAAACAATTAATTATATTACCACTACATTCCCATCATTCACATTCCCTGGATTATCTGAGGGGTCATGTAGAAGAGATATTGGATTAGTCATTGATTCTGTGGTGTTCCACTTACTATATGGTGGAAATAATAGGATTGTTGATGGTGCAGAAAAATATTTTGTAGCAAATCAATTAAATTATGTTGTTAATGAATTAACTGAAACTATTGCTGCCTATAATTTTGCGTTTGAATTAATGAAGGACGCTATTGAGAATCCTGGAGCTCCATTCGAAACAGTAAATTATGAAGTTCAACCAGATGTAGAGAACCCATTAAATGTTTGTGCTCAGGTTAAATCAACGATAGATTCTTTTGCAGGAATATATTCTGATACTCTTACTAATGGACCAAATTTAATTCAAAGATCCTTTACAAATCCACAAAGGTCTGGTGAATACACTAACATATTAACGTATTCAAATTATAACATATTAGATGATACTGACTTACTAAATTCTACAGAAATTGATGGAGTGTGGTTTGGTGCTGAGTGTGCTAATGTAATTTCTGCTCTCTATACCTTAAGGTTATCTCTAGATAGTGTTTTAGTTAATGGTACTAATTTTGTAGAAATTTCACTACCAGATTATTTTAATGGAGAAAACACTCTGTTTGAACTTTACAAAGATGAAGGTGACATACTAAAAACTGAAATTAATGAAGATTTATTAGTATTTTTAAATGGTGTTCTACAAAGACCATCTGCTTATAGTATAGTAAGATCTGAAAATGAATTAGAAACTGATAAAATTCAATTTAGTTCTGCGCCAATTTGGGATCAAAGTGATGCACAACTGTTATTAAATCAAGGAACAGCATTAGAATATTTCCATGCTTTCTCTATTGGACCGTATGACAGAAGGACAGTTGATACTAAGAAAATGGCATCTTCTGCCGTATTCTCAATTATTGATGCAGAAACTAAACGAATAATAGACCCAATATTTGATGATAGGTATCATCTTGTTTTTGTAAATGGTGTACTTCAAAGAAACAAAATTGATTATAGAATTAATCAAACTAAGATTTATTTTACAGAAAAATTATCTTATTTTGAACCAGATACAGGCGCACCATCTATTTCAACTGTTGATATAATTTCATTCAGGGGAGACCAATCTACAAATATACTTACCGGATTTAATTTCTTACCTAATGAATTTACAGCAGCTGCTGAACTTGAATTATACTACGATCCATTAGAATTTGATTTCTTTGATGTAATTAATACATGGTATGGTGGTAGTTATACCAATAACACTAGTCTCACTGTTATATCTGCCAATGATAAACCTGTAGGTACTGTAATATCATACGAAAGAATAGCGGATGATGATCCATACCCAGGAATTAGATTTAGACTTGAATTAGATAGTAATCCAACAACAATTACTTCTGATGAACCTATAAAATTTAGCAGACCATATAGTAATCAACCAGATTTAGAATTTGTATTTGCTATCTTTATCAATGAAAATTTAACATTCCCTGGACCAGAAACTTATGTTTATGGAAACATCGCAGTTGGTGATGGATTTACAGTAACAGTTAACGAAACTGCCATTGTTGTTGCCGCAGATATCAATTTAAATTTTGAAGTAAATGAGAACAATGAACGTGTATTACAACGCGGAACAAATCCTTGGTTGTTTGATGATCCCAAAAAGAACACTGAACGCAGAACTTTAAATAGATTGACCTCAAAGTTATTAGAGGGCGATGAAATAAGAATTGATGGTGAAAAGAACTTTAGAAAAGTTTTAGGTGTACCCGATAATCTAATAACAACACAGTATAATAGAGGATATCATAATGCGGATCAGCATTATGGATCTATTATAGTATCACCTTCTGATGAAATTCCTCCCGGAGCTGGAATTGATATAATGCCAGTTTTAGATTCTGAAGGTAGAGTTTCTAGAGTTATAACTGGTAAAGATAATTTACTTGAAGCATTAACTAAGGAGCAACGTAATATTGGTGCTGGTTATCGTAATAATGTATATGTTGATTTCATTCCAGTAAACGGTGAAGGTGGCGGAGCATATGCAAAAGTTGATCTTTGGGGTGGTGTTGTAGTAGGTGTAAGTATTATTAACAGAGGATTTGGATATACTCAACCTCCTATTCCTGTTATAACTAGAGGATTTACAATCAACAAATCCAATAGAAAAGCATCTCCATCTTTTAATAGGATAGTTAATGTTAATTTTAATGTTAACAATCTTAAAATTGTAGGTAAAGAATTTACAATTGTGGATCCATTTGGTCCAAACAATGTCAATATCTTTGTTGACCTAGGAGAAAGTGCTCAAATTGTGTCTCAAGATATTTCTCTATTCTTGGAGTCTGAATTTGATGTTGAAAGTCTTGAACCTACTTTCCAAATAGAACCCGTTACATTATTCATCCCAGACTCTGTTGTTCCTATAGCGCCAGTAATAAGAAGAGAAAATCTGGTTTCTAGATTCTTTGATAGTGTTATCACTGCAGAATCTCCAGAACTTCTGAGTCCATCTAGTACTGGTTCCAGAACTATAATATTTACAGATAGTTTTGCTGGGGACTTCTTTGGTCCATTTAATCCTGAATCCTTTGAGCAGACACAAACTATTGTTGATATTGATTTCGTAGCGGGAAGTACAGTTCTATTTGTTACCAACACATCAGGATTCCCATCAGAAGGGGAACTACAGGTTGGTAGTGAAGTAGTTACCTACAATGGAACACTTCCAGATAGATTCTTCATTACTTCTAGGGAACAAAGAGGTACTGTATCTCCCGCAATTCATCCTGTTGGAACATTAGTCTATCTATACCTAGAGAATCAAAATATTAATGGTATTATCAGAGAAGATATTCATACTGAAATACCAGAAGTATTTGCACCAATTACTGCATCTACAGAAGTTAATTACATAACTGTTCCTAATCTAGATGTAACACAACCAGAAGTACAGAATGATTCTCAACTATCTTACTTCATCGAAGATGAATTACAGACTGTATCTATTGAAAGTGTCCGTGCGGATATTAACTTAACTATTCAAAATACTCCTAGATCTGTTTCACCTCCGGAACAAGAGAGTGAGACTAGAATCAACGTTGTTCTGGATATACTTGCTGAGGGAGGTTTAGATCTTTCTACTACCGAAACACCAATATTCAAGTTCTATGAATCCACTGCTGACGCAGAAGCATTCGCTGTATTTGATGTCGAAGAAACTAACGTAACTCTATTCTACGAATTTGATGCTGCACTAACTCTAACAGAACCAGAATCCACATCAATAATTATTGATGTTGATACTGTTGATCCAGTAACCGAGACAATTCTATCCGTATCCCTAGAAACAACCACGATTGAACTAACCAACTTCGTTCCAGGAGGCGGTGAAGTTGCAACCATTGCTGCTGCAGTTGTTGAACCACTAACTAAGTTTATTGATGTTGATGATAATCAGGTAACGATTGACGTTATTGATAGCGTAAGTGAACTTATCACTGTTGTAGAGGAACCAGCAACCCCAACACCTGAACTTGAAGAATCTGTACTTGATGTATCTGCTATAACAATTCAATCCGAAATTGAAGTTCTAACTTCTGAAGTTAGAGGTGCAACATTAATCACTGTACCAGAAATTGAAGCACGAGAAATTACTAAGTCTGAAGATGTAGTATCTGCAGATGATGATAATTTAGATATTAATGTTGAGTTTGAGTCTACTTCTGTTGCTGATACTGTATCTGTAGAGGTTACCATTGATATTATAGATAGTAATATTACAGCACAGATTGATAAAGGTGCAGAATTAATTATTGGTCCAGAGATTGAAGCACAAGAAATTACTAAGTTCCCTGAAGACGTAGTAACCCTAGATAATGATAATCTAGATTTAGATAGTGTATCTGAGGTTACTTCCGGTGTTGATCCTGTATCTGCAGAGGTTACCGTTGATAGCATAGATAGTAATATTACAGTACAGATAGATCAAGGATCTACAGATGACTTTATTGAAACCATCAATACTGACGAAATAGGTCTAAACTAATGGCAGTAAAAAAATTACAAAAACCAGTAACTGTTAGATTACAAAATGGCGATCAAATTAATGTTGCCAACTTTGAATTAACACAACGTACAGTTAGAGTATCAGAACAATTTGCTAAGGGAAATGCACCAACTATAGGACATTGGCAATCTTTTAGTAAAAATGCTGCTGTTGAATATGGTACTATAACCTACCAAATGACTACTGATATAAATGGCGATGGAAATCCTCCTGTAGTTTCTGTAGCACCTATATCTATTTTTGATCAAAATCCCACATTAACGTTGGATACCTTCGTAATAAGACCATTATCTACTATTGATAGAGATAATAAAAACTTTGGTGGGTATGCAGTTCCATCAGTTAATCTTTCTGGAGCATTGTTTGATTCTATAGTATCAACTACTATAACAGTCCAGTCTACTACTGGGAATCCACTAGAAAAATTTCCCACCCAAGGTAAAATTTTGATAAATAATGAAGTGATATCATATAATGGAAAATCAACCAACACTTTGGATAATATCCAAAGAGCACAAGATGGAACATCTGAGGCAACTCTTACTAATGGAGATTACCTGAGGACGATATCTACTACATAATAACTCTTATAAATAAAACAAGAAACCGCCCAAATCAAGAGAAACAAAGATGGCTGAAACCGCAAAAATTACAGAAAAGTTTAGGGTATTTAATTCTAAGCAGTTCGTTGAATCATTTGACGAAACTTCGTCAACTAACCATTATTTCTTTATCGGTCGATCTGCCGATTGGGAGACACTAGTCGAATACTACGGTGCGGGGGCGACTGCTCCTCAAGTTGGTGACACAGTAAGTTTTGAAACTCTTAGTGGTTATCCAGGCACAACTCACGCAACTATCACAAAAGTAGTGGAAGGCGGTTTCCTTTGCTCCGGTCTTGATCCTGCGGCTCTTACATCTTTAGCATTTGCACTAGATTTCACATATCCTGCGGGTGGCGCTAACACAGCCAAAATTTTAAAAATTAGACCTGCTAATGAAGATGAGGTCCTTCGTCCTAGTGATAACCAGGAAGAGAAGTATGACTACTATAACGAAATTATTGCAGCAAAGAGAATTTTTAACGAAACTTTAGGACAGAATACTGGTACTTCACCAGATCAGAGTTTCCTATCACCAGTTGTTGCGAGAATTGACTACGGACTAGACAGCAATGGTGTTCCAGGAAGACTCGAGCCATATGATATGTGGCATCCTGGACTATCAGCAACAAATAACTTCAAGAGAGTTCAACCTGGACCAGGAGCGAATTTAGCAGATCAGGCAACTGAAATTGCTGACCTAGAAATGATTATCAGAACTGGTGATTATCAGGTCTGGATGTGTATTGATAATAAATACGATTCAGCTACTGAAACAGGTGCTCCTCCTGACAACTTCAATGGTCCTAACTACCTGGTCCTTGCCGGAGGAACCGGAACAGATGCTGATGCTACTGGTTTCTGTACTCTAAATGGTGTATATACAACATCTAATGGATACAGATGGAAACTACTCTATAAGATGGACATCGAAAGTGTTGTGAGATTCCAATCACAAAGATTTATTCCATTCCTACCATTTGATGTCTCTGGTGGTGGTGGAGAATCTGAATCCGCTGTATCAGTTGTTGGACCAGAAGTAGGAATCGTCCTAGACAAAGGAACGGGTCTTACTGATGGTACTTACTATGCTCCAATTAACGGAGATGGTCAAGCAGCAGATGGATCCACATTGAAAGTCATGAAAATTGTTGTCTCGGGTGGAGAAATTGTATCAGCCCGCGCAATGGTTCAAGGCGAAACAGGTTATACTCCCACTTGGGCTGATGCTGAATATACCTATGCTAGCGTTTCCTTAGAAAATGGAAATGCTGGTGAGGCTGATGGATATAAGAGAGGACTTTTCGACAGCCCCGCCCTCACCACCGCTGCGGGCGTATCTCTTGCTACTGGAACTGCATATATTGAGGTAGTTATTCCCCCTCAAGGTGGATATGGTTCTGCTGGTGCTAAGGGCACTGCAGGGTACGCTCAGTTTGTAGAGCAACTTAACGTCAAGCGTGTAATGGCAAACATTCGCCTAACATTTGATGAAGGTTCTGGCGACTTCCCTGTAACCAACGACTTTAGAAGAATTGGTCTTCTAAGAGATCCTAAAGGTTATAACGGAACTGGTGGTATTGATATTACTAATGCCAACTCCGCTAGTTACGAAACTGCTCGTAATACTTACGCATTGGTATTTGATGATAATGTAAATTATCAGGCAAACTTTAATGTCGATGAAGAAATCACACAAACAATTAGTTTGGCTGGTGGAGGTACTGTAGAAGCAAAAGGAACTGTTGTTGAGTGGACTCCTACTAGCGACACCGTTTTCACTAGTGGTGGTGTACTAAGATACTATCAAGATGCATCTATTCATTCAAGTGGTGGTAAGGTACATCAATTTATCACTGCATCTGCCGCCACAGCTGATCCAGCTCTTACTGCTGCTGGAGATATTCAGGGTTCTGAAACACTTAACCACCAGACAGCTCCAACAGCAACTGTAAGATCTTATGGAGTTGGTGATACAATCACTGCCGGTAGTGGTGGAGCGTCAGGAACACCTCTCGATGGTGCTTCTGCTGCTGCTCTCTATCCTGAATTGGAACCAAACACAGGCGAATTCCTTTATGTTGAGAACAGAAGACTAATCACCCGTGCTATTGACCAGATTGAAGACATCAAACTAGTTATCGAGTTCTGATGTAATCCCATATGGGGCTATAAATAAGGTTAGGAAACATAAGTGCATAAAAATTTAATATGGCACAGAATACTAACCTTAATGTAGCCCCATATTTTGATGACTATAACGGGGATAAGAATTTTCATAAGGTCTTGTTTAGGCCGGGATATTCTATCCAATCCAGAGAATTAACAACGCTACAAAGTATCCTTCAGGATCAAGTAGAACGATTTGGTAGTTACCAGTTCAAGCAAGGTCAACTGGTAATTCCTGGTGAAGTTGGTCTGAATACCAGACTAGACTATGTTAAATTAACTTCAGTTTCTGAAGTTGCTGTTAATGTAGATGGGGAAATTGTATTCCAAAAATATGATATTACTCAGTTAGTAGGAGAAACTTTAGTAGGACTTTTGTCTGGAGTTCAATGTAAAGTTTTAGACGCACAATTACAAACATCGAGTTCTGCAGATACACTTTTTGTTTCCTATATCAGCAGTGGAGATTCAAATACAGAAGAGACTTTTAGACAGGGCGAGACTGTCGAAGTTGTCAATGGAGTAAATACACCAACTTTAGTTATTGGTACTGACGGTACTGTTGCACCAACTTTTATTCAGGTAGATAATTTAGATACAGGAGAGTCTGAATTTGTATCTAGTCCAGCAATGGGATTTGCTTCTGCTGTAAAAGTAGAATCTGGAATTTATTTTGTTAATGGATTTTTTGTCAAAAACTCAGAGCAGTTGGTAATTGTAGACCCATACAATAATAAAGCGTCTGGAAAAGTAGCATTTGATATTATAGAAAGTATTGTTACTCCCGAAGAAGATAGTTCGCTATATGATAATGCTAGAGGATCATCAAACTTTGCTTCTCCTGGAGCGCATAGATTAAAAATAGAACTAATTGCTAAAAAGTATGGATACTCAGAAGCATTAGATAGAAATAGTATAGAACTTCTTTCTATACGAAATGGCATTGTAGAGAAAAAAATTCGCCAAAAAGACTTTAATTTACTAGAAGATACTTTAGCAAGAAGAACATATGATGAATCTGGTGACTATGTAGTATCTAATTTTGATTTTGATATTAGAGAATATTACCAAAAATCTGACAATTTAGGTTTCTACTCATTAAATTCAAATACTGGTCTTGTAAACAATTTACCCGTATCTGAAGCAAGCACTAAGTTAGTTGGAACTATTGGTCCAGGAAAAGCATATGTTAAAGGATACGAAATTGTAAATAAAGAGACTAAGTATATTTCTCTTGACAAGGCAAGGGATGAGATTACTAGAGCAAATGTAACTCTTAAGAGTCCCGGATATAGTTCATTTTATATTACAAATTTATATGGTTCTCTACCAGTAAATGCTGAGGGTGTTGAGTTGACTCAATATCCAACAGTTTATATGTTTGCATCATTCAATGATGGAGATGTAGGCATCAACGGATTAACAAGTGACTACGCATTTACATCTGATTTTAGGGGGTTATTACCATCAAATATTCCCAACAATGTAGACACAACTGAATATGATGACCTAGGAGCATATGAACTTGCTGTAGCAACAGCAACTGATTTAAATTTACAACCTTCTGAAGTAGCATTAAAAACTATTGTTATTGAAAGAAGTCTTAACTTCCTAGGATTATCTGTTGGTGGTACAGTAAAAGATCCAGATCAACCCGTTATTCAGGCAGGAGATGGTTATCAAGTAGACGATCAAGTTATTGCTCTCGATGGAAATGGATTAATTATTCAAGTCACAGAGGTTGATGCATTTGGAGGAATTGAAGATTATGTTATAGTTGAAGCGGGTATTGGTTACAGTACTGGAGCAGTTCAGTTATCATTCTCCAACCCTATTCCTGGTAGTGAACAGGCAGTTATAAACATTATCGTTACTAATAATTTAGTGCCTCCTGTAGGTTCAGATCTTTGGTTCATTAAATCAGTTACCGCAGACGGTCAAACTACAACTCCTGTTACTCTCCTAACAGAAGCAGTAAGAGTTGTATCTTCTAAGATAGTAAAATCTGAAAAATTAGATGCAACTTTACAAACAGATTATGTCGAATGTGTTGTATGTGGTAGGAGAGATATTTTAGATTCTCTACTTTTAGAGTATGATGCTGAAGACCCTGATGGAAGAAGAAGAGTATTCCTAACTGGGAAACTATCTACTGATGATGCTTTTATCGTTAACGCTATCCCAGCAAATGCTTTAGGTCAGGAAAGGGCAAATTATTTCTTTGGTAGTATAGTTGATTATTCTGATACCTTCAATCCTTTGGTGGGTATTTCCAAACCGAGCAATATTTCATTTATTGAAACTGGAGATGGATTTAATCCATTATCTGACAAAGTTCTTTCGAAAGGATTATCAAACCAGGGACAAGAATCGTATAATGGAGTTTTCAAATACGATTATTTTAACCCAATATTCTTCACTAGATTAACTTTATCAAATCCTTCTTCACTTGGATTTACTGAGGGCAAATATGTATCCGGTAGTAAGAGTGGAGCATTTGGCGTAGTTGAAGGTTCTGTTGGTGGATACTATAGTTTTGGAAATATCTTGCATCTAAGAGTTCAACAGGGAAGTTTTATTCCTGGAGAAACTATTGTTGATGAAGATGGATACTCAGCAAAAATTGCAACTAATAATACTGTATCACATTTCGTAGTCCATAATCAAGGATTTAATTACACAGCTGCTTCTACTGTAAAATTAGACGGTGTTAGTTTCGACAAATCTAAAATTTCTATCAACACTGTTGGTGGCGGAACATCTATTCTAAATTTAACAATTGAGGATGATATTGTCCGGACAAAAGAATACACAAATCCACCAACTGTTATTATTACAAATGGTTCCGCTGCAAATGTAACGGCAGTTCTGTTTAAGGATACTGTATATACTTACAGTTTGTCTAATGTAAATTCATTTTATTCTAGATATGGATCTGGAACATCAGGTTCTAATGTATTTACAGCAGATATAGAAACCCAAGATTCTAGTTATGCTACTATTGAAAATATTACTAATTTTACATTTAATGGATTACTAGGTGGAGACTACTTAGAAATTAACGCATTAAATGTTAATCTTGCTGCATATCTTTCTAAAGGAGACGTGATTCAGTATTTACAAGATGATGGTGTTGTTCAGAGAGGAATTGTTAGGTACGCAACTACTTCTGTAGGTAACTTAAAATCTAGAATATATTTAAGTTCTAGATTACGAGGTAAAGTAACAAATTCTGTAGTCAATAAAATTACACCAAAAATTGACAATCCAAATGCATCATTAGTTTTCCCAACAGGTAGTAAAGGCGTTTCATCTATTGTAGATGATATTACAGATTCAAAAATAACATATTACTTCAAGAGAGATTTTGTTGCTACTGGTTCTGGTACTTCGGGTCCCATTACATTTGCAGCACAACTACCATTTGGAACACAACGTTTTGTTACATTCTCTCCAGAAAATTATGTTCTTACTGTATTAGATCCTGGAGAAGGAACAGAAACTGCATTTGACACTGGGGACACGGTAGTAATTAAACCAGAATTTGTAAACATTACAAGTTCTACAGATGAAACAAGCGGACTAGTTGCTGGTTCTATTACTATAACATTCCCTGAGGGATATTTTGGATCTGGATTGACTACATTCCCTAAAGTTAAACTGCTTGCAACTCTAGAAGTTTCAAAAGCAAAACCAAAATTAAAAACTTCAGTTGTAAATAGAAGAATTTTAGTAGTTCCAAGTAGAGATAATGTAATTCCATTAAGAGGTTCAAATTTTGATGACGACAGTGGAATAGGTGTCTCATCATATTCTGATGTTTATAAATTACGTTACATTTACGAAGGAACTTTAACTGCACCTCCTAGTGTAGATGCAAATGGAAATTTATTAGAAGGAAAAAATATTACTGACGACTTTATATTTGACGATGGTCAAAGACCAAGTTACTATGATGTTGCTAGGATTATTTTAAAACCAGGAGCAAAAATTCCTACAGGACAAATTGTTATTGGATTTGATTACTTTGAACATTCCCAAGGAGAATTTTGTACAGTAGACTCATATACTCATGAGTCTGGAGTACCTATTGATGAAATTCCAGTATATAAATCCCCAACTGGAAATATTTCATTGAGAGACGCTATTGACTTTAGACCTAAGGTAGATAATACAGTTGTTACAAGTGGATTCCAAGATCAACCATTACTAGGATCTGCTAATTATATTTCTTTCAATGGTGAGGGTGGAGCTCCATCAGTTTCTATAGCTCCAGATAATAATTTAGAATTTGCAATTAAGTTTAATGAGTCTAGTTTCTTAGACAGAATTGATGCTTTAGTGCTTGACAAAAAAGGAAACTTTATCGTTAAAAAGGGAAATTCATCTAAGAATCCATCAAAACCTGATGCAATTGAAGATACAATTCCATTGTATTACATCTACTTACCAGCATTAACTGAAAATGTTGCGGATGTAAAAATTGTTCCTGTTGATAATCGTAGATATACGATGAGAGACATTGGAAAATTAGAAAAACGTATTGATAGATTAGAGTACTACACAGCATTAAGTATTTTAGAGCAGCAAACTCTAAACATGCAGATTAAAGATGCGTTTGGATTTGATAGATTTAAGGCAGGATTTTTAGTTGATAATTTTGAAAGTCATGGGGTTGGTAAAATATCCTCTTCTGAGTATGCATGTTCTATCGATTCTCAACAATCAGTTCTTAGAGCTCAGGTATATGAAGATAGTTTAAAATTAAAGGAATCCAATACAACATCTGTTCAAAGGGAATTAGATGGATATGTTATTAACAACAATGTTGTAACTCTTCCATTTACAGAGCAAGAATTGCTTGGAAATATTTTTGCTACTAAAACAGTAAACCCAAATCCATTTGTGGTCTTACAATATGTTGGTGATATTCATATAGATCCTGTATATGATGATTGGTATAATCAACAATTGGTTCCTCTAGTTACCAACAATAATACTAATCTATACAGTGTTTATATTTCAAAGTCAAATGATCCCGACAATGCGTTTGCATCAATATACGATTCATTCTTAATTAACTGGAAAGGTGTTTCTTCTTCCTTCGGAACTATCAATAATCTATCAAATTTAAATACTTTAACTAGTGAATCATTCTACAGCGAAAGTTCTATTGCTAGTTCTTCTAATGTAAGTCCAAATAATAACGAACTTGCGAAAGGTGTGGGAGTAAAATCTTCTGGAGATGTATATGTATCTAATGATATAACTGTATTTACTAGGAGTATTCCAGTTTCATTTGTAGTTACAAGAATGAAACCAAACACTAGAATTTATCCATTCATTGATGGTAGAGATGTTTCTAGATGGGTTGTTCCTGATTCTAGATTTACTGGAATCGCATCTTCATCATTAACTTCTTTTAATACACCCGTAATTACAGATGATAATGGTAACGCAAGTGGTATATTAATTGTTCCCGCAGGATTCCCACCATTACAAGGTGTTTCCTATTCTGGAGACATTACAAAAATTGAATATGATATTACTTCCGAAAGAATTTATCTTTCTTCAGGACAAAAAACAATTAAATTTACTACCAGTTCAACTAATGCACCCAAAGAAACTGTAGACTCTTATGCTGAGATCAATTTCTACTCTACT